ATTACGGTACGTAAAAATTAAGAAAAGGGCGAAAAGCCCTTTTTTATTAATCACTTAATATTGCTGTCAGGTGTGACAGTTTGGCATTAGTTAGATTTTTTCTCTAACCAATCACCACGTAAATGAATTTCAGTTGTTCCTTTACTTGGCCGTTTTGCAGCTCTTGCGCAAGCACCATCCATCATTGATTTATTACGATCTGATTGCAACTGCTGATATTCAATTCTCCAGAAAGAACAAATCTCGTTATTCGTACTTTGAGCATTATTAATTGCATGTTGTTTTGCAGCTTGTTCGGCTTGACGTTTTCTTAGTTGTCGTTGGGATTCTTCTAACTGTAATTTTTGTCGAACTGCTGCTGCTTTAGCATCACGTTCTGCTTGATTAGCTATAGCCTGTGCTTCTTTGGCTAGCAAATGCGCCCGATATAAATAGTAACTTTCCATCGTAGCAAAGATCGAAATGCCAGCAAGAGTAAGACAGAAGTAAAGTTTGATGTAATTGATATTCATATCTAATCCTTTAGAAAATTGTATCTTACAATAAATATTAATATGGACAACTAATTGCTTTCTAATGTTTTAGTATTATGGAATAAAGCTAGAGTAGTTTATATGGCGCACTTGATAATGATTATCATTATGGTATAATGGTATTATAGTTTACTAAAACTCTTTCCATAATACTTTGAGACTCCAATTGAGTGTCAAATATCTAATGCATCTCAAAATTCCACACAGTTATTTAAGTGTTATTTCTGTTAATTTTCAATAAGCTATGATGCACAAGCGCTGCTTAGACAGGCTGAAGTTTATTCTTTTGCAAAACTAGTGTTTAATATTAGCAGGATAGAGTTATATAACTTATAAATATATGTATATAACAAATCGATATAGGTGTTTGCAAAGATAACTATTGACATGTTATAATTCAATTAATGGTTGTTAATAATGAGAGTTGGAGGTACAGGAAATAGAAGAATAAAATAGTATAAGCAGTAAAAACAAAAAAACCGAGCAAGAACTCGGATTTGATGTGTATGAATAATTCATACCAAGTGTGGTAGCTCGGATTATGGACTAACTTCTTACAAATGTCAAATCAGTATTGCTCTATCTATAAAATTATTTTATGTAGGAGTAATCACGCGTGATTATATTTCTAGAGATGATTCTCGAATTCTTTAATATCGAGAACCAATTGTTAACGTTGTTTTGTATAATTCCATATTTCGTAAATTATGTTGTTGATTTAATATTAGCAAAAATGCATAAGATACAACAAATACGTTTAGCTAGAGCAGAAGCTGAATTAAAAGAATTAGAGTTAGCAGAACGCAAAAAAGATCATGATGTAATATAATAAATCTTGAGCCTATTTATAGGCTCAATAATATCAACTTCCAGTTTTTCGCGCTAGATCTCCAACTATTTCAAGTAACTGATTTTGCAGTTCATACAAATAGTCATCTTGAACTTTTGTTTCTGATTTTAGCTTTTTATACATAGTTTCATGCTCCTTTGCTGACCATTTGTATCGATGAACAAATTGTACGTCTGAAGGTTTAACCTTCCCCCACGGTGTAGTCATAACGTTGTTGTGATATGAAATACTACATTCTGCCCATGGGCCAGTATCTGGTAGATAACCGCGATACATTATCCAAATGAGTTTTTCGACTGGTTTACTGGCTTTGTTAGCTTTTACATATCTCCTTACTTGTCGTTCACTTACTCCGAGTTCTTTAGCTCCTTTTGCGTAGTCATATCCGAATAGCGTAACGAACTGCAATTTAAAGTTGCCCATTGTGATTTACTCCTTTTTTAAAAATCACAATGCACACTCGGTATCGGTGTAAGTGGTTTCGCTCCCCCCTATTAGTATATGCGGGGGAGGGTGTTTCCCTTTGCTGCTGTGCCGTCCGTAACTGAGTTTGGTTTATCAGAAGGCAATCAACTTTTTTTGAATACAAACAAGGGCAGTGAGTGCGTTTAGCAGTTTCACTGAATTGATTCCCGACCATAATTAAATGGATATAAAATGGAAACAGCTTCATGATTAAATCTGAATTTTCTGGAATGTTTATCATGGCGACAAGCCGCCATGTAGCCAATTAGCCCAAGTCAGCCGCGGCAAGCGCTGGCGTGACATGGGCTAATTGGCGGCTATAAGGTCTTGCTCTATTGGTTCTGTAGTTACTGGTTTTGCTGCGGAATAAGACTCTACTCTGTAAGGCAAGCAATGAACCGTATATTCGTTATCCATATATTTTAATTTTGCTGTACAAGCTGAAACAACATTTACAACGGCATCTATTGAGCTTGGGTAAAATGGGTTGCCATCTTTCTCAAAACAATAGGTTGAATTTTGACGGTTTGAAATGACTGAGCATGTTATATAAACCCCATCTAAAATAGGTGGTAATTCAGAAGTTGCGCCAGTTGATGAGGTTGTATTCTGCTTTGTTTCATTTGAATTTGTTTGTTGTTGGGCGTTAGAGCCAAAGGGATAAAACAAGTATGTTAAGTAGCCGACCAGTGCAAACAGCGCTACCTTATGCCATTTTTTTAGTATCGGGTCTTGGTTCTTCTGTTCTTTTTTCTGTTGTACAACTTCTTTAACCTTATCACTTACGAGATACCATTTTTTAAGTTGTTCAGTTGGTACCATTGAATACATAGCGCGCATATCAACTAAACGGCCGTCTTTAGCTGTCATTACATCAGGTAAAAATTTCTGTGCAGTGTTATACCAGGCATGTGTCCAATCTTTAATATAGAACTGATAACCGTGTGCTTTACGTGATTTAGATTTACCGTCATAGAAGCGAGCAACAGAAAATTTAGGTATATGAAGCAGTGAAAATACACGTTGAACAACAGAATTAATAAAGCCAAAACCAAAGTAATTAACACCTGATTTAACAGATACTAGTTGGTCTATAGTGGTGTCTCTGAGTTGTTTATCAACGCCCTCAAAGTCTTGACCTATGAGCACTAAATCCCAGCCATACTTACCCATTTGAACAAACCAAGAAACAATAGCTAGGCGGTCTTTATCTTTAAAAGAACGTGAGTTTAAATGTGTTAATAGCTCATCGATAACCACTAAACCATTTTTAGATTCATCGTAATTTCTGTCGTCTTGCTCTAGTTCTGGGTAGCCAATACCAAGTGCGTGTAAATCTTCACTTCGTGGGTGGTCTGGCAATCTAATTACATGCGGGGTTTGAACGGGCATTTTATCGAGAAATAAGTCAAGATTAGTCGCAACTTTACGACCACGTTTAAGGTAATCGTTAATTAAATCGACAGCGTATTTTGTTTTACCGGAACGTTTAACGCCCTCTATAAATTTACCTGATGCCATATTATTGAGCCTTCATTTTTGTTCGTAATACACCAAACGCAAAGTAAAGCGTCATTTGCGCAACCTTAGCGCCAACAACAATAGAGGCGCATGTAATAGCGTTATTGGGTATAAGTGATAAACCAGCTTGAGAGAATGAATTTGTTGGGAGTGAGGACAACAAAATAGCAAACTGGGAGTTAGCAGAATTAATAAAAACAAGCATCGCACCTGAATAAGCAGCTAAAAAGATACCCGCTATTAATGTTCTTGCTGTATAGCGACGAACTAAGAATTTAATTAACTCTGAAATACCTGTAGCTATTGCCGTTAAAATTGCGGGAATAGCTACAATTGCCAAAGGACCAGCCATAATAAACTCCTAAACGGTTGAAAATGCTCTAAATGATTGAGAAGTAATGTTTAATACTGAAACAAAGGTCATTACATAGAGAAACCATTCAATCACAGGTTTAAAATAATCTTCGTAATAGGGGCAATGCTCGCCAACACTGATAACCCGCTCAACATTTCGGATTGAGACTCGAATATCAAAAGGAACACATTGGCCTGTAAAGCCACTAAATGCAGATGAAACATAAGAATCTAAACGATTGAGGTAGGCTTCAAATTCTCTCGGTACTTTTTGGTCTTTTTCATCATTAACAAAGTCTTCAAAAGATTTATCAAATTCATCTAATTCCTTAGATAAATCTAATGAACACAAGTCGCCAATACATGTACCTTCTTCAAAAGTTGAATTAATACCGTCTGAAATTTTATCTAATTTCTCGTTACCTTCAGTTACAAGTGAATTTGTTTTACTAATAGCAGTACCAATTGAATCAACCCCGTTTTTCATGTCTTGCAAAATACCTAGTGTTATCTCATTGGCGCCGATAATTGCGTCTTTAATCGCCTTAGATTCATAAACATGCTCATTGGCAAGCTTATTAGAAATTTGTATTTCTTCGGCAACTCTATCCAAGCGGTCATGATTAGATTCAAAGCCATTGTTCATGTTTGTATTTATTGCATCTAAATTTTTATTAACTTGATTTAATGCGGGTAATAAATCGGATGCTTCTGTATCGTCAGTTGGTTCTGGCTCGGGTGTAGGGTCTGGCTCAGGTGTTTTATCTGGGTCAGTCGGGTCTGGGTCAGTTGGGTCTGGGTCAGTCGGGTCAGGGTCAGTCGGGTCAGGGTCAGTCGGGTCAGGGTCAGTCGGGTCAATTTCAGTGCATGCCACAGGTTCTTGTGAGCCATAAGATACAGGCATGTAAAAATTACCATTTTCATCAGTTTCAATTGAACACTGAGAACCATCAGGATTGTCAAAACAAATAGTTTGTTGTTGACCTGTACCAAAAACAAATGGGTCATTATCAGTAGGAGCTGGACAATCTGGGTCTAAATCAGGTTCAGGTTCAGGTTCAACATCAAGGGGTTTATGACATGTTTCAATTGAACCTGTTTGTGGCCAAGGGAAAGTATGCAATGGATGAGATTCGGGTGGACAGGTAGGAGATTCAGGAGGTAAATTAGTCCATTGAACGTTAAAAGAATCATAACCACGATGAACAATACAACCATTAGAATTTGAAGCATATTTTTCTAGCGTCTGACTAAAATATGTATCAGTTTGTTGCTTTATAGTTGTTCTCTCTATTTTGCAAAATGGTGACATATCTGGTTGAGATATTCGAATGTTATAAGCCCATTCAATACATTCAGAAGGTGATTGAACTTTCTTAGAATGAGGCCCATTAACAGAGGTATAACACTCATAAAAAATTTTAGAATCTGGTTGAACACCCGGCCAAACATATCTATCCGATGGAAAACCTTCAGGAGGATTTGCAGAGACAAAAAAAGCGCTTGTAAGCGCCAATATAAATATTAGTAATCGCATAGTTGCGCCTTTTTATTAGTTGGGAAAGGTGGAGACTAGCTCCACCAATTTAGGAGAGGTTAGCCCCCGTTAGCGCCTTTAGAGATAAAGCGACCAACAAGAGAGAAACCGATTGATGATGCTAGTGATACAGCAAGAACTGCGAAACCTGCACCGACTGCGGTAGATACATCACCCAGTACTTCGGTTTGAATTGCTGTTACTTGAGCAGCATCTAATGCAGCATGTGCGCTAGAGCTAAGAGCAGCACCAGCAGTAACGAAAGTTGTTATCACAACAGCTTTTACATTTTTCATAGGAATATTCCTTTTAACGTTTAATGTGTACGTGACGCTTTTTTAAATATTTCCGTCACGAAGTGAAAAACTTTGCCAGCACAAAAACCTGATAACCAACAAAGAATTGCTGACCCAATAATCTTGGCGAGTAATGGGTCAATACTATTAACGGTTTCCACTGATGAACCCCGCATAAAATGAACCAAGCATAATGGCTGTAACAATGAGTGTTTGATAATCCATAATGAGATCCTTTATTAATGGGTAAATCTGTGGCATACCGAAAATTACTTAGGCTTACTTTCAGTTGGTAGACTGTGTAAGCGGAAGCCTTTCCAATCCATCTGGCGAGCGACATTCGCACCTTCGTAATACTCGATATTGAGTAAACAAGGTCTTAAGCCCCAGCCATTCGGGTCTGATTGCATTTGCTCTAATAGCTTGTAAGTTCCATCTGTGTATTGGTCAGCTGAGACTTTTACAGACAGAATTTGTGCAGGGTTCTTTGTGTGAAGCTTAAACTCTGCGGTTGTAGGGAGTGGAGCACCTTTATCATCAGTACGGTTGATTGGTGCTAAATCCGTGATTGCGCCTTCAATATTCATAGCTAGTTTCCTTAATGAGTGGTCTTAAAATTAAAAGTTACAGTTAATGACACAAGTCCAAGTTCGCGATTTCATCGCTCATAATGTTGCCTGCCAGTGCTTCGTAATCCATGAACAAACACATGTTTTGATAGTCCTCTAAAACACAAGCTTCTAAGAATTGCATTTCTTCTTTGGTTGGCTCGAATAAGCGACCGTCGTCATGCCAGCCTTGAATCTGCTCTGATACGCCTATCATGATTTTGCGCTGAGCCTTGATGTCTGTTTCAGTCAAAATCTGTGATGTTCCTCGACGAGTGATAACAACTACGGCATCCCATGCAACGCCTAAAATACGGTTTGCTGGTTGGTCGCCGTATTTGGTGGCAAAGTAGGGCGACTGGGTTTCGCTTCGGCTAATCTCACCTGTGATTTGGTCAACAATGTCAGGTATCTGGTAATGCAGTCTTAGCGTTTGATCTTTACGTTTAACTTGTACGCCGCCCATTGCTAAACAAAACGCTTTCCAGTCAGATGAATCAGCGGCTTGACGAACCTTTTCTAAGGCATATTTTGATACGGTATCTAGTGTGGTTTTCATTGCGTTTGCAACCTCGCATTTGCCTTGTTCGCCTTGGCCTAGTCGTCTAAGTTCACGCCATAAACTGACAGATGGACCACCGATTTGTTGAAAGCGTCTAATGTTAAAAGTGCTTGCCCATGTTGATGCACGTTCGGCAGCATCAGCGGGTAGTACGTTAATTTCACCTGCTTGAGAACAAGTGACTTTATCAATACAATCACCTGTAACAGCTTTAGTAATGTATTTAGCAATGTAACCAGCCGCAGAGCCTTTATTTTTATTAATAGCAATGGCTTTAAAGCGAGTTGTTTTTGATTTGAATTCGTCTGGTGTATCTTGGGTGCAAAGCTTTCTAAGTATGTTACGTACTTGAGTTGCATCACCTTTTTCCATGAATAAAAGCATGTGCCAGTGTGGGCAACCGTCATGATGTGGTTCAACAACTCTAAAGCCGTAAGGTCTTAAATCTTGCTTAGCGAATAGGGCGCGGGCACGTTTCCAAATATCGTTAAAATATTCTTGTGCTTCTTGGGGTGTTGAGCCGTTATATTTTTTGTTCGGTATGCCAGTATGGTGTACTGAATGAAAACGACTAGGCGCTGATAAAGTATAAAACTCACCACGATGACCATGCATATCGGCTAGTTCTTCAAAACCACGAATACGAACCATGAGTTCGGCAGCTTGTTGTTTACCCGATGTATGCGAACGTTCAATGATAGATTGAAGTGTTTCAAATTCTTCAAATGGATTTGATTCATTAGGAACAACAAATAAATCAGACATAATTTGCTCTGATTTTCGTTTTCTATCACGGCGGTTCTGGATAGTTGGTTGTGATACATACGCACTCGCTTTTTTATGAACAAGTCTTAAATCACGCGCTAATTGTTCGATGGTTACAGCTTGGATTTTGCGTAGTTTTCTACGCCACCAAATAGGGTCTGCAAAACGGTTAAGAGCCCCAACTAAAGATGTTGCTGATAAGGTTGAACAGTAAGGTGAAACGAGAACCGGTGCATCGATATTAAATGAATTTGCTAATTCTTTTAATTGTGCAAATACATGCAAGTTATGACCATTTTTAGCGATTTTAAGCTCGCAATAGCGAGCTTTTTGCTCTGCAATATCGCAAAGTTCATCATCAGAGACAGATAAATTAATGTGTCCGAACTTCACATTTCCAAGTTTTAACGCTTCATCTGCACGCTTTAAACGGGCGTTTGCATCGGCTAAATTGCCGAATTTCTCAGCTAAAAAGTAGCCCGTACTAAGCATGTGAGCAAGGTTAGAATGACGTTCAAAGATACGATTTCGCCAACTTTGATAGTCGAAAAAACGTTCTTTCATTGGCTTAGATAAGTTCTCGAAAACATCTTTTGCCGTGTTTGCAGGGTGCAAATTTGCCGTTAAATTCATTGCAGCATTTAACGGGAAAACTTTAGCGTATTGGGTAGATGATAGTGCGGTCATTATCTAGTCCTTACTATCCATATATGAATCTTTAAGTGTTTCGTTAACAGCCAAAAGTGCAGCAATAATTACAAACAAGTAAAGGCCGAAGAAAATAGTTAGAGTAACTGGGTCAGGAATATCGATTGAGAATGTATCGAGTAAATATTGAGATAAACTTTGGTTTAGCTCATGTAATTTAGTGAAACTCATATCCGTATTCCTTGTTAAAATGGCAAACTGTCAATCTTGAATGTTGGTAAATCTAGCATTCAGTTTTGACAGTCGTCAACTTTTTATTTATCAAGAATGACAGTTATAATTAAGTAAGTGAGGAGAACGCTATGAATTTTAGTTACGAACTAATTGAAAAATATAAAGAAGTTAAAGGTTACACTCAGGACAAACAAGTTATTTCAGATTTCACTGAATTTAACTCAGGTAATATGTCCCAAATTAAAAAAGGTAATCGTCATTTAACTGCGAACCAGTGCATCGCAATGGCTAATGCTGTTGGTATGGATCAAAAAGAAGCTTTACTAAAACTTGCTATCGAAAAATCAAAATCCAAGGAAGAAGGTAAGATCTGGTCGGATATTGTAAAAAAGATTAGTGCGGCATGTGTAGCGCTAACACTTGTTGCAGGACTAGCAAACGCTCCAACTGAGGACGCTTTTGCGTAATAGCGGATAGCCCATAAATTACGTTATGTTAAATTGCATGAAATAATGAAAAATGGGAGTTAGGTTACTAACTAGCCCACTTTTAGAAGGGTTTAAAATAGC